CTATGTGTCAGCGTCCAACCTGCCGACAAGTGCCCGTACATTCGACACCTGCCACCGCCCACCCCGCCGGGTGAGGATCCCGCGTGCGTTGAGCTCGCGCGCGATCGCCCTAAGCGACACATGCCCTTCCGCCCGGATAGCCTCGACCACTTCCGCTAGCCCTGCGGCAAACTGATCCGCATTCCGGCTCACCGTCGCCCTGAGCGCCGCACCGCCCTCCCCTGCCCGCCTGAGCGCCGCTGCCCCATTCGGGTTGCCCAGCTTCGCCCCACGCGCCTTCGCGGCGGCTAGCGCCTCTTTCGTGCGTCTGGATATGGCCTCGCGCTCCTGCTGGGCGACGAGCGCCATGATGCCGACGGTCAGGTCGTTGGCCTCGGGCATGTCGACCGCGAGGAACCGCACGCCGCTGTCGCGCAAAGTGAGCAGAAAGGCGGCCTTGCGTGAGAGGCAGTCGAGGTTGGCTATGACCAGGGTGGCACCGGTGAGCCGGGCGAGGTTTAGGGCCTGGTCCAGTTCCGGCCGGTCATTGCGCTTGCCGCTCTCGACCTCGGTGAAACGGGCGATGACCTGCGCTCCCCTTGATGCTGTGAAGCCGTCGATGGCTTTCCGCTGAGCTTCGAGCCCGAGGCCGGACCTCCCCTGCCGGGCGGTGGAGACCCGTTGGTAGGCGACGAACTTCGGTTTTGTGGCAGTTTCCCTGACCATGTACAAACCTGCGCAACGTTGGTTAGGCAGGTGTGTACGGTGAGTTGGGGGCCCCAGTGTAGTCGGTTCAGGACTAATCCTGCCACTTCACGCCGATGCGCTTGCTGTTCGAAGCGTTGTTGTTCGCGTCCGGATCCCACGTGCCGGCCGACCGCTCGACCCTCTTGCCGTTCTCATCGGTGTAGACGGTCACGAACTCGATCTTGGTGATCGGCTCCGGGCCAGTCGCGGTCTCGATCTCCACCCGCCGCCGCGCGACCGGGGTCAGCCCGAGCTCGCCCATGAACCGCGCCATCAGCTCCAGCTGTTTGTTCGCGATCGAGAGCCAGGGGGACTGCTGGGCATAACCGCTCGGGGTCTTCAGCAGCATCGGTGTCTTCGACAGGTTCTGCTCTGCTTCGACCCAGCGGCTGTAAGCCTGGCAGTAAGCCGCGAGGACCGCCCGGTCTGCCAGCGTCAGCACACCGATCTCGTGCAACGGGGCCGCGAGCCGTCGCCACTCCCTTCGTGCCGTGTCCGACAGGTGCGGGGGGCAGCGGGGCAGCGCTGCGACCGCCATTGAGGCCGGAACTGCCTTGGGCAGGGGTTTGCGACCGCGCCGGGCCATCACGCGAGGAACTCGTCGGCCGGGGACCAGCCCGCATCTGGTGAGAGCCCCTCCACGCGGGATCGCGCCGAAGGTGTCAGACCGAACTCCGCTGCGTAGCGCATCATGTCCGCCATGGCCTTATTGGCGGATCCCACCAGGGGGTTCTGGATCAGGTTGCCGCTCTTGGTCCGGATCATGAGGCCGTCCGTCGTCGCGTCGCGTTCCGCCATCCGCGCCAGTGCCTGTTCCGCCTGCCGCCACCTTCCGTAAGCCTGGCAATAGGCCGCGAGCGACCCGCGATCGAGGCGCGTCAAAATGCCGAGGGCGGAGAGCTCGTCGGCAATCCGCGCCCACTCGGCGCGTGCGTCCTCGTTGAGGTGGTCGGGTGGCTCCGGCACCTCCGGCATGGGCATGGGCTCCTGCGGATTGAGCCGGTGCGCCCGGGCTGTCCCAGTCACCAGCTTGACCTGTGTTGGTATTGGCTTCGGGCCACGCGGGGCCATTGGCATTCTCCTGTTCTACATCCGCCCCCCGGTCGCAATCATGGCCGTGCGCGCGCAAAGCCCCCCACGTCGGTCCGGGCCTCCCCAGCACCAGAGATTGACCCTCCCCCCCCCGGGGGTCAGGCGCCAGGCTCCTCTGCGGTGACGGGCTCTGGGAGCCGGTTCACGAGCCTAGGGCGAAAGCCATCCAGTTTGACCAGCGTCTCATCAAGGCGTCCCCATAGCTCATCGTCGCTCAGGGCTTCCAAGGGGCGCTCCTCCACGGAATGACGGAGCTCGGCCGTCTCGCGCCAGCCGGCCTGGGTTTTGAGATAGAAGATCGACGAGGTGGTGTCGCCGGACCTCGCCTTCTGCAGCAGCCCATTGGCAACATGGGCAATCGCCTTGGCCTTGCCCCTTTTATACCGTGCACCAACCTCTGCGTCCCGCTCGCAAATGGCGCGAAAGGTGTTGCGACAGATCCCGAAGTAGTCGGCGATCTGGTCCTGGTTCAGCAGGGCGGCGAGGGTCTCGACCTCCAGCGTCTGCGCCTCGCTGAGTGTGATCGGAGGGCGTCCCATCAGCCAAACCTCACGAACAGGCGTCGTGGAGCATAACCCCGCAGGAAGGAGACCGAGGTGAAGGCGAGGCTGGCCCAGAGATGCTGCGCCGGGGTCACCTGGAGGCCAATTGCGGGGAAGACGGCCAGTTGCGTGGCCAGGGCAAGCATCCAGTCCACGACCACGTTGGCCGCCGCTTCCAAGGCCGAGAGGGACCGGGACTGGCTCATGCCGCCTCACTCTCGCGGCGCTCGGCCGCGATCTCGTCGAAGCTGCGACCGTCCCCGTCGAGGATAGCCTCCTGCCCCGTGAACGCCTGCCAGCGCTGAACGGCCACGTCGACGTAACCGGGGTCCAGCTCCACCGCGTAGCAATGCCGCCCGGTGCTCTCCGCGGCGATTACCGTCGTTCCCGATCCAGAAAAGGGTTCGTAGATGGCCTGTCCGGGGCTGGAGTTGTTCAGCATGGGGCGGCGCATGCACTCCACTGGCTTCTGCGTCCCATGCACCGTGGTCGCATCCTGGTCCTGGCTGGGGATGGACCAGAGGGTCGATTGCGTTCGGTCCCCAGACCAGTGGCCTTTGCCCTTCACGCAATACCACATCGGCTCGTGTTGCCAGTGGTAGTGTCCCCGGCTCAGCACGTGCCGCTCCTTCGCCCAGATGATCTGGCTGCGGATGTCGAAGCCGCAGGCGGTGAGGCTCTCGGCCACGGTCATGGCATGCAAGGCCCCGTGCCAGACATAGGCCACCTCGCCCGGAAACAGTGCCCAGGCCTCGCGCCAGTCGGCCCGGTGGTCGTTTAGCACCTTGCCGGTCCGCTTCGTCTCCGAAGCCCCTGCCCTGTTGCGCCAGTCCGGGTCGTAGTCGACGCCGTAAGGCGGATCGGTGACCATGAGATGGGGGCGCACATCCCCGAGCAGGCGCTTGACCGTCGCCCCGTCGGTAGCGTCGCCGCAGATCAGTCGGTGGTTCCCGAGCACCCAGAGGTCGCCCGGCCGGGAGGCTGGCACCTCGGGGACCGGCGGGGTGGCTTCCTCCTTCGGGTCTGCAGCGCCGTGATCAAGCAATGCATCGAGCTCCGCACCGTCGAAGCCGAGCGTGCCGAGATCCACCTCCAGGTCAGCGAGCTCCCCCAGTTCCAGCGCCAGCAGGTCACGGTCCCAGCCCGCCTGCTCGGCCAGCCGGTTGTCCGCCAGAATGTAGGCCCGCTTCTGCGCTTCGGTGAGATGGGCAAGCTCGATCACCGGGACAGTCTGGAGCCCCAGTTTGCGCGCCGCCAAGACCCGGCCGTGCCCCGCGATGATGCCACTCTCGCCGTCCACCAGCACCGGGTTGTTGAACCCGAACTCCCGGATCGAGCCCGCGATTAGCGCCACCTGCGCCTCCGAATGCGTCCGCGCGTTGTTGGCGTAGGGGATCAGCGCTTCCACCGCCCGCTGCTCGATCGCCTGTGCCCCAATGGGTGCCGTCCTTGCCTTCGCCATACCCCCGCCCCCGAATTGATCCGCGACTGGCTGCTTGCCTCAAGGGGAGTATAGCAAGGTTTCAAACCATTGTAATTATGACAATAATTGACAATGGGCGACAGGAGGCGACGATGATCCGGAAAGCCATACGGCGGTTAGCGAATGCGGACGGTGGCCAGGCGTAAGAGTGACGCGCCTTGGCGCCGACAGCGACTGAATGGTCAATGGTCGTGAGAGCCACTTGTGACTACTTGAACGTCGGCTGTGCGGGACCTTGCTGCCGTTCGTCCGAATGATCTGAATGGCCGCTTTGATCCAAGGCGTCAGGTGTCTGACGCGGAGCGCGACTTGAGCCACGTCAAGACGTTGGTCACCGACTGATTGTTTCTGGCGGTTCGCGGGATGAGGACATAGAAGTCACTTCTGTCCGCGTCCCAGGCTGGGCCAACCTCGATCAAACGGCCTGCTTCGAGGTCAGGGGTCACCAGAAACCGGCTTACCAGGGCCACACCTTGCCCGGCGATGGCTGCATCCACCGCAAGCGACGTTTGGCTCAGACGAAGGTGCCGAGCAGATTGGTTCTTTACGCCCAGTTGCGCAAGATAGCTGGGCCATAGGTCATGGGTGTCATGGACCTTCGGCAGTTTGCTGAGCGCTTCTGGTTCAAGAGGGATATCGCCCTCGTCCGCAAACATTGGCGCTGCGACCGCGATAAGCGATTGCTTGAACAAAAGGGTTACGTCCAGTGACGCGCCGAACGGCGGCGATCCTTGGCGCACTGCAAGGTCTATCCCGTCACTATGGAAGCTGGAAACTTTCTCGGTCGCCATGATCCGCAAATCAATGTTCGGGTGTGCAGAGGTGAAGTCTGGTAGGTTGGGGATCAGCCATTTCGCAGCAAAGGTCGGAGTGACGCTGATAAGAACCTTGTTCGGCTCTGGCTTCAGCTCTGCCGTTGCGGATCGAAGGTCGGCAAAAATTCCCGCAATCCTGTTGTGGTAGCTTCGCCCGACCGATGTGAACCTCAGGCCTTTCGGCACCCGTTCAAACAAGACCACACCAAGTTGCGCTTCGAGTTGGCGCACATGTTGCGCAACGGCCCCCTGCGTGACGCCCAGTTCTTCCGCTGCTGAGCGGAAACTGAGGCGGCGGCCTGCGGCATCGAACGCACGCAAACTGTTGAGTGGGGGTAGTTCAGTCACTCTGCAATAGTATTTCTACTGTCATGTAGCATCAATTCTCAATCGAACCTCCCAGAATGGGCCATTATATATGCCATAACCATGAAGGGATGCTCAGTATGGCAGTAGAAAAAGTAGCTCTGATCACAGCTGGCGGCAGCGGCATGGGGGCGGATGCAGCCCGTAAACTGGCAGAAGATGGGTTCAAAGTCGGCATCCTGTCCTCGTCCGGTAAGGGAGAGGCGCTCGGCGGCGAACTGGGCGGCTTTGGTGTGACGGGCTCCAACCTTGATGGTGGAGCGCTGAACGCTTTGATCGATGGTGCGAAGGATCGTTGGGGCCGTATCGATGTCTTGGTGAACTCTGCTGGCCACGGCCCCAAGGGACCGGTTCTCGAAATCAGCGACGTCGACTGGCATCAAGGCATGGAAGTCTACCTGATGAACGTCATCCGTCCGACACGGCTTGTCACCTCATTGATGCAGAAGCAGGGCGGTGGGGCAATCATCAACATTTCGACCTATGCCGCTTTCGAACCCGACCCTCTTTTTCCAACGTCGGGGGTCTTCCGGGCCGGGCTCGCCGCATTCACGAAGCTCTATTCGGACAAATATGCGTCAGAGAACATTCGCATGAACAACGTCCTTCCCGGCTTCATAGACAGCCTGCCCGAAGCCGGAGACCGCAAAGCGCGTATTCCCATGGGACGTTACGGCTTCGCTTCGGAGGTGTCTTCTCTGATTTCGTGGCTCGCCTCGGAAGATGGTGGCTACATGACGGGACAAAACCTGCGTATCGACGGAGGGTTGACCCGTGCCGTTTGATACCTTGGCCTTTGCCTCAGCGCGCGAGCGCCTTGTCTTCGCGGTCAAGTGGAGCGCATCCGCCATCCAGATCATGGGATACACCGCGACGGGGTTTGGCTTGACACCTTGGAACCTTTACCTGTTTCTCATCGGTGTCGTGGGATGGTTCGCCGTCGGCGCGCTGTGGAATGACAAGGCGCTCATGCTTGTCCACCTTGTCGCCCTTGGCGCGATGATTGCCGGAATGGCAAGCGGCTGATTGGCGAGAGCAGCCATTCGGGCGTTGTGCAGCATTTGGCAGGCGGGGCTTATTTTGTTGAAAAACTCACGCTTGATCGGGGGGCTTCTGGCTGATTCAATTCCTGCAATGGGTGGGAGGATCGGCGATGATGGGACCGCGGCAGGAGGCGCAACCGGCGTTGTTCTACGAGTTCTCGCTTGATGATCACGTCCCGCAAGACCACTTGCTTCGATCCATCGACCGCTTTGTCGACCTGAGCAGCATCCGCGCCCATCTTGCAGATTTCTACAGCCACACTGGCCGCCCCTCGGTCGATCCCGAGTTGCTGATCCGCATGCTGCTGGTCGGCTATTGCTTCGGCATTCGGTCGGAGCGGCGGCTGTGTGAAGAGGTGCATCTGAACCTGGCATATCGCTGGTTTTGCCGCCTCGATCTCGCCGACCGGGTTCCCGATCACTCGACATTTTCCAAGAACAGACACGGCCGGTTCCGGGACAGCGAGTTGCTGCGCCATCTGTTCGAGGTGACGGTCGCACGGTGCATCGCTGAGGGCCTGGTCAGCGGGCAGCGCATGGCGGTCGACGCAAGTCTGATCGAAGCGGATGCCAACAAGCAGAACTCGACGCCGAAAGAGGATTGGGACGCCAGGCAGATCGACCCTGCCGACGCGCGCCGGGCCGTCCGTGAGTATCTGGAGACGCTGGACGAAGCCGCCTTTGGCGCGGCCAGCGAGGTGCAGCCCAAGTTTACCTCGCATTCCGACCCGGCCAGCCAGTGGACGGCCGCCCGTAAAGGTCCGGCGTTCTTCAGCTATTCCGACAATTACCTGATCGATACGGACCATGGCGTGATTGTGGACGTGGAGGCCACGAGGTCGATCCGTCAAGCCGAGGTCGGATCGACGAAGACCATGCTTGAGCGGGTGAAGGCCAAGTTCGACTTGCACCCAGAGCGCCTGATCGCGGACACGGCCTATGGCACCGCGCCGATGTTAGGATGGCTGGTTGACCGCAAAATTGCCCCGCACATCCCTGTCTTCGACAAGTCGGGGCGCAGCGACGGGACCTGGACCCGGGCCGACTTCGAGTGGGATGCCGAGAACAATCAATACATCTGCCCCGAAGGCCACGAGCTGAAGCAATTCCGCCGGAACTACTCCGATCCGAACCGCGGGCCGACCGGCAAGGGCGTCGCCAAATACCGGTGCCTGAAGCACACCTGCCAGGCCTGCCCCTCGAAGTCGCGTTGCTGCCCCAACATGGACTTCCGGTCGATCACCCGCGAGGAACACGAAGACGCCCGCCAGGTTGCCCGCGACATTGCGAAAACCGAGCAATACGCGATCTCGATGAAGCTGAGGAAGAAGGTCGAAATGCTATTCGCTCACCTCAAACGCATCCTCGGCCTGAACAGGCTCCGATTACGTGGTCCATGCGGAGCAAATGACGAATTCCTCCTCGCCGCCACCGCCCAGAACCTCAGGAAACTGGCCAGGATACTTCCTGCACCGCAGCAAGTGCGGACAGCCTGACGGGAAAGGCGCTCGCGCCGCTTTCGGATGCCAGGATTCTGCGCTCGCGAACGGGTGTTTTTCCACAGTATCGGCTCGAAGCGGTCATTCGCTGCAGCGACGCAAGCGCTGCTATTCTTCTCCCCATCCGGCCACGTGCCCCAACGCTCGCTCTATCCGCGCTCGCATTGTTGCTCCTAGGTCGTCTCCGATCCACCAAGCACACTGCCATCCCCGGCCTCGTCCGGCACGCCGGTAGGCAGCAGATTTAAGGGTCATTTCCCTATAAGAGTCATACATAGGGGTTTGACACTTAAATAACGCGGCTTCGAATGCCTGCTTTGCCTGGTTGCTGCTCGTGAACAGGGTGGTATGAAGTACTGCGGCGTCCCCGGGACTATCCACTGCCAACCCTGCCAGCAGCATCCGCTGGAACAGGTCCGGCTTCACCGCCTCCCACACCGTGATCTCATCGTAGACCAGCGACAACGCGACATCGGCCAGGATGTGCACGTCAAGCGGATCATCCGCTGTTCGGTTCACGCCCCTGCCCCGGCCGACCACCTGGACCAACTCGTCATCGCAAATCGCGCGCCGCAGCAGTTCCGCCCGCTCATCCGTATGCCTGAGAACCGGCATCGACACAGGCTGCCCCGACTGGCTGCGTAGCCCGGCCCGCAGCTTCTCGTAGCTGCCTCTGCCGACGTGATCGAAGCAGGCGCCCACCATCGCCTCCAGATCATTGGTTCCCGGCATAGGGCGCCCGATGACAATCAGCTGCCTTACGTCCTTGAAGGCGTCCAACCCCGCCACCGCGTTGAAGTGTGCCGTTTCTACGCCGGGGATGCCCTGGAAGGCCTGCTCGACCGCCTTGTAGGTTACCACCAGCACCCGCTCGTTCCGGTGGATCGCCGCTTGCCAGCGCACGTAGTCCACGCATTCGCCGAGCCGGTTCTCGCGCCTTTTGGCTTCTTCGGGAGTGAGACCGGGCGCCTGGCAGAGCATCGACTTCCCGAAGCTGCCGACCACCTGGCGCACCCGCATGTGCGGTGCGGCCACCTCGATCTCCTCGACCTGAAGTCCGGGCAGCACCAGGCGCGCCAGGTCTGGCCGCAGGGTCGCGTCGAGATGCAGGACCGGGCGGCCACGCAGGCTCTCGTGCAGCGACCGGACCTGTCTGACCTCGATGCACTGGTCGAAGCCAGTGGCAGCCGTACCAAGACGGATCGCTCCGGACAGCGCCGAGCCTGCCTCCAGGAACCGTGCGACCGCCGTCCAGAGCCCTGCAAGCTGTTCTGCCCGTTCAGTATCGCCTGTGACGTCCATAGCCTTCCGCCGCTCCGCGATGGTCATCCCAGGATGTAAACTGGGTGCGTCAACCCGCGCCCGTTCCAGCCGTGCAGCGTGGCGTGCATCATCCGCGGTCAGCCGACCGGCCAGCAGCGCAGAGCGCTTTAGCGGTCCGGCCCCATTGGCCTTCAGGGCCGTGGTGAGACGCTCGCGATAAGCGACCAGGTCAGCCGTCGCCGCGACCCCGCTTCGCTCGATCCCGCCCCTGCCAAGCCCGGACACCGGCTCCGCGAGAATGGCGTCGATCGTCAGATCGTTCTGCTGCTCGATCGCGCGGGGCCAGCACGCCTCGTCAATCACCAGCAGAGCCACGTCATCCTTTTCAAAGGAGAGGCCCGAGAACAGCGTGTCATAGGGTGCGACCACGACATCAGCTGCAGCAACTTCACGCCGGTTCTGCTGCTTCTCGCAGGCCTCGAACAAACGGCAGCGACCGGCCGCGGAACTGCAGGCGGTTTCGTGCACCGGCAGCCTCGCTGCAATCGCCATTTTCACCATATCGAGGTCGCGGCACATGGGTTCGCCGGAGACCGGGTGCTTGCGCCCGTAGCCTCTGAGAACTGCGGTTGCAGCACCGGCAGCAGTCCATTCTGCCGCGGCTTCCTCTGCCAGGGCGTGGGACGGCACGAAGACGAAGAGCCTGTGAGGCTGCCCGGCCGCTCTCAGGTCTTGCTGGAGCTTCAACAGAACCGTCCTGGACATGTGCGACTTTCCGAGGCCGACCGTCGCGCGGATCCCGAGCGCCGGCACGTCGAACTGGTCGCCGGCATGCCAGTCCCTGACCTGGGCGGCGAAGCTCTCCAGCAGCTCGCGGAGCCGCGTCCTGCCCTCATCCGCATTGAGCGTCGGTAGTTCGTGGTCCGGCTCCGGTGTCGCTGTGTCGCGAGACGGCAGCCGACCCTCGGACAATAGCCGCAGCTTGTCTGTGACCTTGGTCAGGGCGTCGGCGAGACCATAGTCGCGGCCTCCGGCCTTCCTGGGGCGATCCAAGTCAGCGGTCGAGCAGAACCAGTTCCACACCCCTGCCGCGAGGCTGCAGGCGTCCAGCGTGGCCCCCATGGCCAGGGCGTCATGCACGGCATGGAAGGCGATGCTGCTGAGCCAGCTATCCCGGCCATCGGTGACCAGCCCCTGGGCGTTCCGCTCTATCTGACCGGTGCCTCGGTCCTCGGGCCGGCAGGTCCCGCGTCTGATTGAGACCGGTTTCGTCAACCCGCCTCCCAGTTCCGCGAGGAAGCTCCCGGCCGATGCTGCATCGAGTGTGGGCAAGTCACTGAGTGGTACATCGAGCGGCGTCTCGCCCTCGGGCCAGTAATAGGGTTGCCCCGTGCCGGGATGCGTCCCGAAGGCCACAAACTGCTGCCCGGCCCCGAGGAACTCCACCTGGCCTGCCTTCAACTTCCCGAACGGCACCACCGTGCGATAAAGCAACAGGCGCTTCGGCCAGAGCCCGACCCGGATCAGCGTCGCGCCAAACCGGTGCTCGGCCAGGGCCTGCACCTCGTGCGCCCGGTCGGGATCCAGCACGTCGATATCAAGCCCGACCAGGGCGCCGGTCCTCAGGCCCACCGAATGACCGGGAAACTGGCGGGACCAGGTCTCGACGGCGTCACTGTCGACGGGACAGGACGTCCACCGGGAAAGCGCGGGCCGTTTCTCTCGGGGTATGATGGGAAGGGGCTCGTAGCCGTTCTCGAGAAGTGGCGGCGCAAGATCACCGTATCCCGAGATGCCAGCGCCAACGGGGCGGCCGCTGGCCACCCGGTCGGTTGTCTCTCTTGTGTCAGGGCGGCGCGTATCCGGCGCTGCCCCCATGGTTTACGACTGGCCTCCGCGGGACTGTGCGTCCTCGTAGGCGATCACGTCGCTCAGGCGGTATCGCACCGACCCGCCCAGAAGCAGCCAGCGCGGTCCGAAGCCATCCGCTTGCCAGCGTTCGAGCGTGCGGATGCTGATCTTCCAGCGCTTTGCCAGCTCGCGTTTTCGCAGTAGCTGCTCACCGGCTCCCGGATCCTGGGATGAGAAGGGATACGCCATCAACGCGCCCTCCCCTCGCCCACTGCCCGCCGGTAGACCGCGAAGAGCGGCGTGCCGTCCCCGGTCTGCTCGGCGTAGTGGACGTGATAGTCATCGTCCCTGCTGAAGAGGAACTGCAGATCCCAGAGCCGGAACAGCCCCGGGATCTGCTGATAGTCATGCTCGGAGCGATGCCCCATACCGATCTCCTTCGTGCTCGCGCCGCCGATTGGCGGCTCACGATGGGGAAAAGCCGGTCCGGCCCCGGGATTGGGACAGCTCACTGCTCGATCTCCGCAGCAATCTTCACGAGACGGCCCATGGCCCGCTGGTAGCGCTTGCGGGCCGCCTCATGGCTGAGCTCGAGTGCATTCGCGGCTTCCTTCTGGCTGAAGCCGAAAAGGGTGACAGCGATGACCAGGTCGGCGTCCGGTCCGATCAGGATCCGGAGGCGCCGACGCAGGCCGCTCGGTAGCGCATCGGCGCCCGTTTCCGCGTGCTGCTCGGGTTCGAGTGGATCCTCGCAGCGGTCCCGCTCGCGCATCAGCGCCCGTTTCAGGTCACGCTCGACATTGCGGAGAACCGTCGCGGCAATACGGCTAACCCTTCCGAGATCGACGTTGAGAACCTGCTCGGTCAGCCGACCGGTCAACTCGCCTGCAAGTAGGTCTGGATTCCGGCGATAGTACCGCAGCAGTCGACTGCGGATCGCATCGAGCCCGGGCCAGAGCGCCAGGAGAAGGAGCGTAGTCGCTGCCTGCAATGAGGTCTCATGGGCCTGTGCCTGCCGCACCAGCGCCGTGAGAAGCCGGTTCCTGGCCTCCGGGTCGGCCTCGGGCCCGTGAAGAAACCCGAGCACCCCACCCGCGTCGGAGAACCCGGCCAGCGCCGGTTCGACCCGGGTGAGTGCCCTGAACTGAAGATGAAAGGTTGGACGCGCGATCTGGGTGAGGAGGTTCGCGTGGACCTCGTGCCAACGATGGGACAAAGACGCCTGCCTTGCGGCCGGGCGTCAGGCGCCTCATCGTGGCCAGGTCAGGGCGTCGCGCGCCTCTCGGGTTGGGAAAAAAAGGAAAGGCGGGCGGCTCTTCACCGCCCGCGCTTCTAGGGATCAGGTTTCGTTGAGGGTGCCGCAGGCGCGGCAGACCGCGGAGACCGGGCGCGGTGCGCGGTAGCGGTGGCCTCGCGCGAACTGGATCAGGACCACGGCACCAGCCCGGCGGCCCATCAGCTTGCCGCAGCAGGTGCAGCGCCAGTCGAGGTGGCCGGTGTCAGCGTGGTCGAGGTTCGGGGATCTTTGAAATGTCGGCATGTTTCGCCTCCTTGTTTCGGATGGCGACGTATGTGGCAGCCGATTCGTTAGTTCGTCAGACCCCTGAAAGTTAGCTGGTTGTTAGTCGAGTTCAGGCGGCAATCTCCCACGCGCCGTGTCCGGCCGAGCGAATGAAATTCCCCTCGAGCGTCGTCCAGAGCGCCGCGCCGAAGACATTGCGGAACTGCGTGCCCGGGCAGTGCTCTGTTAGCGTGCCGGTCCTGACCGCCTTCACGCCGGATTTGTATGCCTTCACCAGCTTGTCGACAGGGATCAACCTGCTCCTGCCCTTGATCTGGACCGTTCCCTTCCCTGGCACGAACAGCTCGCCGATGTCGCCCCCATCCCAGACCAATTCAACGGCACGACCGCCTTGTGCCAGGACCCTGTTGTTGCGGAAGGCCTGGACGAGCATTTCACGCGACATGGTCTTCATGTCGATGTCCGTACCGATGTGATCGACCAGCGGGGCAAGGACATTTGACGCAAGGCACCTGAAGGGCTCCCGGACCGCACTGAGCACCAACCCTGTGCCCCGATCGCTTCGAGCCCGAGTGAGTTGGTCACTCGCTGCCAGAACTCTGGGGTCCGACAGGCTGCGTGCGAGGTAGACTGGCACCAATCCGTCGTCGACGTGCAATGCTCCAAGGGCATGGAGGTCCGGGGACAGCGACTCGACCAACACCTCGTCCAGTGCATCCGGCAGGACGTCTCGGAGATGCTGCAGGACCCAGCCTTGGTCGACCTTGAAACGCCGGTAGTGCAAGGCATCGCCGCCATCCATTTGCGTTCCGCGCGTCAGCACCTGGAGAGCCCGACTGCCTTCAACGACGATTTGAGCATCCATCTGAACGGCGTTTTCTTCCACGAGGTCGACGTCCTCCCAACCAACGGGCGTCAGGAACCCCGTAGAAGTCAGGATGGTCTCGTCCAGGCCCCGCGTTCCGATCCATGATCCGGAAACTTCAGCCAGACCGGCGTTCCAGAGCTCCAGAAGAACCGGCATGGTCGCATTCGCTTCTGCGGCGGTCAGCCGCCGAAACTCGCGCAGGATTCCCCAGCGCTTGAGTAACCGATGGCCAAGCACGCGCTCGTGCTCCTCCGGCAAACTCTGCAGGCTGCAGGTGTTCTGGTCTGAAATCGTGAAGTCTAGGGTTCTGGGCTCCGCGTCGCCGGACATGGTGTATTCGACAAAAATATCCACGAAACGCATGGCGACCGCATTCCTGAACGCATTGCGCAAGCCCGGAATCCGGTCGATCAGATCGTCCAGGTGGTGCTGCTTGGTGGTCGACAGGCTCAGGCGATTGGCGAGCGAACCGACGCAGATGTCGGCCTTCAGAACCCGCGCAGACTTCACCTGAAAGCCGCTTAACTCTGGGCAATCCAGTTCCAGCCCCTCCAGGAATCGCGACAGGTCATACTCACGAAACCCGAGCGGTTCCTTCGAAAGCTGGCCGTCCAGTAGTGAACACGCGAAACTCTCAGCAACCTCCTCGCGGATAAGCTGCGTGTCGGCACGTATTTCTGCGACGCCAGTAGAGGGCGTGTAAATGACCGTCGCCTCTCCGGGCGGACGGAAATAGATCGTCCGGCGCTCGCCCTCTTCGTTGATCTCCCTGGCGCTGGCCAGCGCGTTCGGGTGATAGATGATGTACATCTCCGCTGCCGGTTCTTCGGGACCGACGGGAATGTCGAAACGTTCGACGCGGCAACCATCGCCCTTGTCCAGCCTGATCTGAATGTCCTCGATGAACGCCGCAATTGCCGCGTCCCTCTGGTCTGGACGCACGTTCCTGGCTTGAACGACCGGGTAGGATTTGTAGTGCTTGGCGTAGGTCCGGTAGAGCCTGCGATGGATCTCGCTCTCGACTGCCTCGAAGATGAGCCGGTGGTTCAGATAGGACCACAAGCTTCGACAGAATTGGTCTTTTGCGCGCCCGAATTCAGCCTGCTCATTTGGCCGCATCCTTGATTTGACCAAGCCTTCCAAGGCGAACTGTCCGCGGGGTTCGATGACCTTGAGAATGCGCGAGGCCTCCCGTTCCAGGGGATCGAGGCGGGTCTTCTTCTCCTGTTGCAGAATCTGATCCAGCGTGCCCGACGCCAGCTCGTCTCCCTGCTCGGGCAGGTATTTCCCCAGCCATTTCTCGCGTTGGAACTCCTCCTGCCTGAGGAACCCGAGGATGTCGCCTGGATGCGCGAATTCAGCCAAACGAAAAAGTCCGGGACAGGTCTTGTAAGGGGCTCTGGCCATTTAATGCTCTCCGTCAGGTGCCAGAGAACAGGTGGGTACTCAGAGCCGTGCCTTAAGGTGGCGCACCGAGCGCGGCCGCGCAATTCGCGAATAAATCACGACGTTCACGCAATTCACACTTTCCGGCTGTCCCAAATGGCGACCTCGATCGGCTTTTCCATCCCAGTGACACCAACAGGGATGCCGCATGAAACGCCCGAACCCTCTCTCCCCGGACAAGCTAACCCCGGCCGAACGCCGCGCCGAACTCTGCCGCTTGCTGGCCCTCGGGTTGGTCCGACTCCAGATGCGCGACCGCGCTCAACTATCTGCCAACGCTGGAGAATTTCCGCTACACAACCCGCCCGACCAGAGCGCTCATGCAACTCCAACGCAAGAGGAGACCGCATGACCACAAACAATCCCATCCCCGCGCGCCTGGCCGCGCTGAAAACCACCCCGACGCCGGAGCTAAAGGCGCAGTGGCGGGACCTCTTCGACAGCGAGCCGCCGCCCTTCAACCGCCGCTACCTGGAAAGCCGCCTCGCCTATCGCATCCAGGAACTGGCCTATGGCGGGCTGAAGCCCGAGACGGTCCGGCGGTTGGAGCGGCTCGGAGAGGAACTGGACGGCGGCGACAGGAAGAAGCGCGGCATTTGTCTCGACCGCGACCGCCCGATCACCGGCACCCGGCTGCTGCGAGAATGGCAAGGGGTCGAGCACGTCGCAACCGTCACCGCCGACGGCTTCGAATGGCAGGGGCGGCCCTACAAATCGCTGTCCGCCATCGCCCGCGCCATCACCGGCACGCGCTGGAACGGCTGGGTCTTCTTTGGGCTCAAGAACCACCGGGGTCGGACATGACCAAGCTGCCTGAAAAGTCGAAGGTCGTCCGCAAGCTGCGCTGCGCGGTCTACACCCGGAAATCCTCCGAGGAAGGGCTAGAGCAGGAATTCAACAGCCTCCATGCCCAGCGGGAGGCCTGCGAGGCGTACATCGCCAGCCAGCGCTCGGAGGGCTGGGTGCTGGTCCGCGACCAGTATGACGACGGCGGCATCTCGGGCGGCACGCTGGAAAGGCCCGGCCTGAAGCGGCTGCTGGAAGACATCGAGGACGGGCTTGTCGATGTGGTCGTTGTCTACAAGATCGACCGCCTCAGCCGCTCACTGGCCGATTTCGCCAAGCTGGTCGAGGTGTTCGACCGCAATGACGTGACCTTCGTCTCGGTGACGCAGTCGTTCAATACCACCACATCAATGGGGCGGCTGACGCTAAACATCCTGCTTTCCTTCGCCCAGTTCGAGCGCGAGGTCACGGCCGAGCGCATTCGCGACAAGGTCGCGGCGAGCCGCAAAAAGGGGATGTGGATGGGCGGGGTTCCGCCCTACGGTTATCGCGTTGAAAGTCGCAAACTGATCATCGACGAGGAGCGCGCAGCCGATGTCCGTTGGGCATTCGAGCGGTTTATCAAAATCGGATCTGGCACCGAACTGGCCCGCGAAACCGCTGCCAAGGGCATACTGACCCCCAAGGGCAACCCGATGGACAAGAAGTTTATCTACCGCATGCTTAACAACCGCGCCTATATCGGCGAGGCGGTCCACAAGGGCGACAGCTATCCCGGCGAGCATGATGCCATCATCGACAGGGATGTCTGGGACAAGGTCCACGCCATCCTGACCGAAAGCCCCCGCAAGCGTGCAGCGCGCACCCGGGCAGACACTCCTGCGCTGCTGAAAGGTCTGCTCTACGGCCCCGACGGGGCGGCCTTTTCGCCGACGCACACGCGCAAGGGCGGCAAGCTTTACCGATACTATGTCAGCCAGACGGTTTTGAAGCACGGTGCAGGATCATGCCCGGTCGGCCGTGTTCCGGCGGGCGAAATTGAAACCGCCGTCATCGACCAACTCCGCGCCGTATTCCGCCAGCCCGAGATCGTGGCTGGGACATGGAAGGCCGCCCGGGCGCGTGTCGGCGATATCACCGAAACCGACGCCCGCGCGGCCCTGCAGCAACTTGACCCGCTGTGGGACGAACTGTTCCCTGCCGAGCAAGCCCGCATCGTAGCGCTGTTGGTCGAGCGCGTCGATCTTGGGGCGGAGGGCCTGAACGTACGGCTGCGCGTGGATGGTCTCGGCGGCCTCGCGCACGAGATGCTGGCCGGCGAAATTGGAGAAGCCGCATGA